GCTCATTGGAAAGACCTGCTGCATACATTTCATCATACACGAATATCTTTTTGTTCTTCGTGTCAATGAATCCACAAAATAATGCAGATGGGTCATTTGTATAACCAAAGTCAAGACCAAAGGCTGAATCAATACTGTATTGCTTCCTGATCTGTTCCAGTGTAAAGGCTTCTTCATGCCAGTTCTCATATACAAGACCGTCAACAATACCCCAATCACCAAGACCTGCCACTGCATAACGTCTTGGGTTCTGTTTCCGCATGGTTTCAAAAACCTTAAGATCGGCTTTATCTAACCATTCATTGCACTTGTAATTGGTTGTAAGTGCAAGGGTTTCATCATCAGGGTTATCAAAAAACCGTTTCTTCAACCAATGGTGTTCATTCCAAGGGTTGAAAGTAACGGTGATCTGCTTGAACAGGTCTGAACCTTCCGGGATTGCACCACGAATAGATTCATCAAGCATATTGAAATCATCCATTGAACTAATTTCATATGCTTCTTCAATCCACATCCAACACAATACACCCTGATCAACAGTGATTGATGTTACTTTCAGTGGGTCATCCAGTCCTCTGAAATAAATCTTTTGACCTGTCGGCTTATACGTCATTTCAAGTGGTGATTCTTTTATATCCCAAAAAGCATCAACACCAAGTCGATGTATAGCCCATTTCAATTCAGTAAAACAGGAATCCTTTAGTGTTCTGTAAGTTTTTCTGACAACTAAGGTATTCGCATCAGGGTACTTCATCATGTTGGTGATGTACCATAATGCTGTAGTCTTTGACTTCTTAGATGCACGTGAACCTTTGACTGCCCGGTATCTGCCTTTCCACCGCCAAAATGTACCGTAACCCTTACCGACTACTTCCGGTAATTTCACATTAACCTTACCGGACTTTGTAGCCTTGTAATCTTCCGGCATCAGAATGAACTTCTGATAACCAAATACATATTGACTTGATGGCTGCCTGTATTTAGTCCTCAAGTGCGTCTGCTCCTGAAATAACAATAGGGGCTGTCACATTCACATCTAACTTATCATTCCACATACCTAAATGTTTACCAAGCAGTTCAAGGGCTTTCATCTTGGAAGCAATCTTGACTTCTCTCTCAACACTTCCACCAAACTCATTATCAGATTCCTTATATTTGATTGATTCAATACAAGACAGATCATCAGCAGATGCATCCTGTTTGATTCTTCCGTTACTGTCAACAACGTCTGTCATTCTGACAAATGCAATCTTGGCAAGCTCTAAGACAACCCTATCCTGATTCACTCCGGTTCTTCGTGACCGTTCTGCCATGTGTTCAGCAATAGCCTGTTGAATATTAGGTTTTGTCAAGTTTTCACATCCGATTGCATCCGCTGTTTTTACTGAATAACCTGCCCTAATAGCTGCCTGTGTTGCATTCAGGTCAATCAGGTATTCATCAACAAAACGTTGCTGCTTTTCAGTTAATTTGCCTTTTTTTGCCATAACAACACCGCCTTTCTATCATTTTTATAACAAAAAGTGCTGCAAGGTAGGAGGTTTTAGCACCCTTGCAGCACATAAGACAATAATCAATATAATTTTGCATAAAAAATTTGCAGGTAATAATAAATTACCTGCAAAAATTTTTGTACAGCATACACTATAAAAGGTCAGCTTGTATTTGTCAAATATGAAATAGTTGGTTTTATGTCAGATATGTAAGGTTTTTATAGGTATCTTCAAACGCTGAAAGTGCCTTATTATGCAGTTCTACGGTATATGAATAAGATTTTTTCATTTCCTGTGAAGCAACCTTGACTGTTTTAAACTGCACATACACTTTTGTAAGAATCTGAATCATATTCTTGTCACGCAATCCCCTGATTTCCTTAATAATCTGCTTCTTTGCATCAACAAACTGATCTATTTCTTCATTGATGTGTTGGTCAAACATGGTATACCTTACTACATCCTTACATAACTTATCACCTACAGGTGAAGTCTGCACTTTGTCCCGGCTGTAATCAATACCGCCTGCACTGCATACATTCATTTTCATATCTGACAGCGTGGCAATATCATCATTTATCTGCATATCTAACACTTCAAGCTGTTTCAGATATTCCCTTGCACTTAATTTCTTCTGATCACTCATTTTTACCTCACTTTCTACGGTTGGTTACACTTCGGTTACGGTTAAAAATAGCATAAAAAGTGCTTCAAACCCTTATAAATCAAGGAAGTTACGGTTTCTACGGTTACGGTTAAAACTCTATTCTCTATATATTCTTATTTTTACTAAGTTCTATACTATCATAAAATACTAATTATTAAAGAATGTACTTTTAACCGTAGACAACCGTAACCGCCAGTATTTACAAGTGTTTCAACCGTAACCCTTAACCGTAACCAACTGTAACTTTACCGTAACCACTACCACAACAGCACTGATTGGTGTATCTAACTAATGAAACACCTTACCTGATTTTTTATGTTTCAATGTCACCCTTCCAACAATTTCAAACCCGGCAATGTCAACAATGTTCCTGATCACTTGAATCAGTCTGTGGTTACGGTCATTCAGTTCTGCATTTTCTTCACGCTTGACCGTTGCCATTGCTGCACCTGCTGTTGGGTCAACATATCCTTCACTATTTTTGTACATTTACATCTTTCCTTTCCAAAATATCACTTATGATCACTCTAAACATTTCTTCAAAAATAGGTACTACTATTGAATTTCCTGATTGGTGGTACAGTGTTCTGTTCATTTTTCCCGGTTCAACTTTGCAGGTTGACTCTGCTGCATAATAATCTTCGTCAGAATACCCCATCAACCGCCAACATTCCAATTCTGTTAAATACCTATATTTTCCATCCCCTAAATCAATGACCTGTGCCGGGGTTCTGTCCTGTCTTGTAGTTATTGTATTTGCATAATCTTCAATAACCTTTGCCCTTCTGATTCCTTTTTTGCCTATCGAATTGTATACGCTTGGTTGTGTCACCATGTAACAATCAGATACATTTCCTGATTCAAGAAAATTTGAAATATCACGCATTGGTCTTTTCTGCATCAACTCAAAATCAAAAGGGTGATCACCTAAAACAGAAACAGTAAAACATCTTTGTCTTGCTTGCGGTATACCATAATCACGTGCATCTAAGACTTTGTAGTTATTGGAATATCCAAGCTTTTCCATATACGACAGGTATCGGTTGAAATTGTGAATCATGTGTTTTGATAAAACATTCTTTACATTTTCCCACACAACAACAGTTGGTTTCCATTCTCCCATCTGTTCGATAATGTGTACTGTTTCCCACATCAATGATGATCTTGTTCCTGAACCTTCATCAGCACCTTTACCCTTGTTAATTCTTCCATCGGCTGCTGTTGCCTTCCCTTGATGTCCGGCAATACTAAAATCTTGACAGGGTGAACCATGAATTAAAATGTCAGGTTTTAAATTCCAATTAACAACTGACTGTGTTTCATATGACAGTTCATCAGCAAACATTGCATTGTACGATCTGACCGCTTTTTCATCTATTTCAACATAATCTATTGCCTTTACAGGTATACCCATATTTCTTAACGCAACCCTTGGTGAACCGATTCCACCGAATAATTCAATAATTTGTATCTTTTTCATCTTCATCACCATCCTTTACCGGGCAGTGATCACAATCACCATTTGCAGCACCAAAACACCCCCAACAATCATCAATTTCTTTTGTCTTTGGTTTATACTTCTTAGCTGTTGCAGCTAATGCCATTACTACAGCACCAAGGATTAACCCAACCGTAAGACCAACGCAAAAACAAACTGTACCTGTTAATACTAACTTTTCCATACTGTCACACCTTTCTAAATATCCTGATAGATTTACCACCTACCTTAGTTACTACTGTTTCAAACCCCAACCGCTTATTGATCTGCTTACTGAACACGATGTTTGACATTGGTTGCATACCACAATCAGCACAAAACACCTGATACCTGCTGTACACGTCACCTGTTGGTTCATCCTCAATCATTTCAACACCGCATTCATCAATAAATGCCTTGATTGGGTTATTTTCATTTTCATATTCATCAATCTGTTCAGCCACTTTTTCAGACTTGGTGAACTCATTGTTTTCAATAATTCTTTTCAGTCCTTCTACACCTACCCTGATCAGATATTCAACTGAACTTTGTTCAACCAACTGATACTTGATATAAGGGTTGTAATCCGGGTCAATCTCACCACTTGGTAAATACTTTGTAAATCTTGCGTTGAATGGAATAATCACCAAACGTCTAAGAACTGCCCCTGTCTTATCTTTCATTCTTGGTATATCATTTGCTGAAAACAGCAGCTTCACATAAGGGTTAAACTCAAAAGGGTCTTGCCCTTTTCTTTCTGCTTTGATTCTGTTACCTGTAACTACTTTCTTGAATGTTGCTACCTGTGAACCTTGCAGGAAGTCATCACCAATATCATCACCGATATTTGCCAGTTTTCCGAACATCATTGATGTGCTGAACCTGTCCCCTAATTCCTTAAGGTCAAGTGCTGATATATTCCCATCACCAAGAATTGCTTTGACACAATCAAGGAATGTACTCTTACCATTGGACTTGTCACCTGTCAGGATGAATGCCTTACCAAGTTCATTCCTGCGATAAAAGCAATAGCCAATACATTCTTCCAGTAATGCCCTGATCGGTTGATCACCGCAAGCTAATTTGTTCAGTGTATCATCAGCAAGTTCACTGTAGGCTTCCGGGTTATAATCCCAAGGTATTTGATTGGTTATTACCAAATCAGGGCTGAATGGTTGCATTTGTCCGGTCACAATATCCAACACACCGTTCCTGAATGCTATATAACGTGCATCTGCCTGTGCTTTTTCATCAGCTATAAGTTCCATATACTCTAATACTTCTCTTCGCTGTGTCTTTTTCAGGTTAGGTATCTGATTGATCATAGCTGTTTCAATAGCCTTGTACCCAACCTGATAAATCCCATCTTGATAGATATGTAACTGATTACTTATACTGACTACATTTTCATTGTTCTTAAGCCATGTTGCAAAACGGTCAAACAGGAATGTCTTATCACAAAAGAATACAGGTTTTTGAAATGCTTCATCCCTAAGAATCACTTCCAGTTCATCATCAGATAACGGCTCTTTCAGAACAAATCTGTTCAGAATCCTGATACATTCTCTTGTATCATCAACACTAAAATCATTTGATGTAAGTGTCAGGATATAATTGAATAATGCCTGATTGCGTCCGTCACCTGCATCCATATCAAGAAAGTCAACCGCTGTACGAAC